CCGAACTTCGACCTCTACCTGCTGGAAGCGAATTACGAGGACGAAGAAATCCAAGCCAGAATCGCAGAGAAAAAGGCAAACGGCGAATTCGTCTATGAGCGGCGGGTGCTTGGAACGCATCTTTCCAAGGCCAAATGCGACGATTTCATTTATCGGAACATCGGACCGACCGGCGAGTACGTTTACCTGCACGGCCATGTCGAGGAGGAAAAAGCGTGAACGGTTTCCTGAAAGACATCACCTACGCCCGCAGCGGCGAATATATCCTGTCGATCTATACGCGGGAAAGCTGCAAGGACCTTTGGAAAAACTTCGGCGAGCGCCCGATCACGTTCTCCATTGCAAAGAAAGCTGATCCTCGTGGGCTTCGCGCCAACAGCTACGCATGGGCACTCATTGAGCAGCTCGCGGCCAAGCTGAAAACCGACAAGGAATCCGTCTACGAGGAAATGATTCGGCGCTACGGTGTCGGTGAAAGCTACATCGACGAAGCTGGGAACGAATGCAAGGTACTGTTTTCCCTGCGCGACGGTGTGCCGCCGCGGCTTGTGGCCAGACACTATGCCGAGATCGGCGTCGGCTACATCGAGGGCAAAAAATTCATCCACTACCGCGCCTTGAAAGGCACAAGCGAGTACACCGCTGCCGAGATGGCTGCGTTCCTCGACGGTATCATCGCCGAGTGTGAGGAACAAGGTATTCAGACCGGCCCGCCCGAAAAAACAGATCAGTACAAGGAGGCGAAGAAGCCTTGACCGTTTATTGCGATTACTGCGGCCACAAGGCCGCGCTGGTCGATGATTCCGAGATCTATGGCCGCAGCTTCGGCCACACCGCGTATCTCTGCAGAAACTGCGGTGCATACGTCGGCTGCCATGGCCGAACAGACAAGCCCCTCGGCCGTCTGGCCGATGCCGCGCTCCGGAAATGGAAAATGGCAGCTCACGCCTCGTTCGACCCTCTCTGGAAAACCGGGCCGTTCCGTGGGCGGCGCAAAGCCGCCTACGGCTGGCTCGCTGGACAAATGGGACTTCCGGTTGAGAAGACGCACATCGGTATGTTTGACGTGCCTCAGTGTCAGGAAGTCATCAAGATCATTGAAAAAGGAGATTTCAAAAATGCTCAACTTTGATAAGAAAGACGCTCATGTTTATCCGTTCGACGAATCGCCCGGCGCCGGTATCATCATGGACGTCGATCTGGAACAGCTCATCCGCGAGTCCGAGCGGCTGCGCGTCTGCAAAGCAATCTTCAACTCTTCCAGCATTGAAAACTGGCATCTTCGTGACGCGCTCGAAGCTGTTCTTGCAGAACCTAGCGTTGCCCCTGCCAGCAACGATGTTCCAGAACCGTGCATTCCAGCGCAGGAGGCCGATCATGCTTAACCGCATTGTTCTCATGGGACGTCTGACGCGCGACCCAGAGCTTCGCCGAACGCAGAGCGGCACGGCGGTTGTCTCCTTCTCCATCGCCTGCGACCGCGATTACGCGGCGCAGGGCGCGGAGCGGGAAACGGATTTTATCGACATTGTTGCGTGGCGCGGTACGGCTGAGTTCGTGGAGAAGTATTTCAGCAAGGGGCGCATGATCGTCGTGGGCGGTCGGCTTCAAATCCGCAACTGGCAGGACAAGGAAGGCAACAAGCGCCGCTCGGCCGAGATTCTTGCCGACAGCGTTTACTTTGGCGATTCTAAGCGCGACGGTGACGGCGGCAAACCCAAGGGTGAGCCGACCTACGACCCGACCGGCGGCTTCTCGCAGCTCGCGGACGATGACAGCGAATTGCCGTTCTAAGGAGGCTTCTCATGGCAACAGGCAAAAGATTCTATTGGATGAAGCTCAAAGAGAGCTTTATGACCTCCGACACCATCGACTATTTCATGTCCCAGCCGGATGGCGCAAACTACGTTGTCCTCTACCAGATGCTCTGCCTCAAGACCATCAACACCGACGGCCGCTTATCTCGACAGATCGGTGAGGTCGTTATCAAATACGACATTCCGAAAATCCAGCGTGATCTCAAATGGTTCTCTGCGGACACAATCCGCGTGGCGCTCAATCTCTACAAATCCTTTGGTCTTGTCTACGAAGACGTTGACGGCGTTCTGGTTCTTGCAGACCACAGCAATCTCGTTGGAAGCGAAACCGATGCAGCTTCTCGCATGAGAAATGTCCGTTCTCGCAAGGCTGACGTTCTCCCCGAAGGTGTAACGCAAGGCGAACAGACCGCGAACATTGTTACACCAGAGATAGAGAATAGAGATAGAGATAAAGAGATTAGAGATAAGAGTTTAGATACAGACACAGATATAGAGAATACGGAGGATGCTTGCGCAGAGCCGGAAACCGTCTCCGCGCCGCCGATCATCAGCATCATTCTGAATGACAAGTCGCTCTTTGATGTGTCTCCGGAGGATTACAACCGCTGGTGCGAGTTGTACCCAGCCGTCAATGTCATGCAGGAGCTTCGGAAAATGTCGAGCTGGAGTACCGACAATCCCAAAAGGCGCAAAACAAAATCCGGAATCCGTCGGTTTATCAACGCTTGGCTTTCCAAGGAGCAGGACAAAGGTGGCCAGTATCGCTATCAAGGCAGCGGCTCCAGCGGCAACGTCTTTACCGACATCGCGGAGGGCATGAGAAATGGACAGGCTTGAAACGGCTGATATTCTGGCGGTTCTGAAAGCGGCCTACCCGCAGTTCTATAACGGCCTCAGCCCCAAGGAGGCAAACAAGATCGTCGATCTCTGGGCTGAGATGTTCAAGGATGAGCCCGTCATGGTCGTTGCCGTTGCAGTAAAAGCCATGATCGCCTCACGGACAAACACGTTTCCACCGAACATCGGCGAAGTCAAAGAGCAGATCACGAAAATGCGCATGCCAAAGGAAATGACTGCTGCCGAAGCGTGGACGCTGGTCTATCGGGCGATTGCAAACAGCGGTTACAACGCGAAGGAAGAATACGACCGTCTGCCGCCTACGATTCAGCGGCTCGTTGGCTCGCCGCAGCAGCTTCGGGAATGGGGCATGATGAACGCCGAAACGGTACAAAGCGTGGTCGCTTCCAACTTTCAGCGCTCCTACACGGTGCGCATCAAGAGCGATCGGGAGTATATGGCGCTCCCGTCAGACATAAAACAGATGATTTCCAGCGTCGCGCAGCAATTTGCGCTCGGCGACGGAAATGAGAATGGAGGATGAGGATATGAAAAGATGGGCAAGGCGCAACCTGCCTACGGTTGTTCTTCTGGCGGCGCTGATTCTGCTCGCCGCGTTGGTGCTTGCGGTTGCGATGCCGCGCGAAACCGAAAATACGCCTACCGTTGCCGCGGCAATTTCGCCGACGTTTGACGAAGCGGCCTACCAGAGCCGCTTGGAGGCCGAAGCCTTCGCGGAGGTTGAACACGAAACCGCCGATATTCCCAGTACATACGATCTGCCAGAGCCTCTCCAAGAGGCAGACAGCGAGCCTTGCGGGAAAGGCGGCTTCGACTGCCAGGACAAAGAAGACTGGGAGCGCCTTGCCATTGTGATCTATCAGGAAGCCGGCGGCGACGATGTGTGCGATATGTGCCGCTACCGTGTGGCCGACGTTGTTCTGAACCGCGTGGCCGATCCTCGCTACCCCGATACCATCGAGGGCGTTCTGATGGACAACAAATACGGTCTGCAATGGGGGGTGCTCTCCGTGACCGGAATTGTCTGGCCTGATAAGGCGAGCGAGCCGGGCGAAGCCGCCGCCGTGCAGCGAGCGTGGGACATTGCAGCCGACGTTCTCGAAGGGCATCACAGCGACCTCGATGGCAATTACATTTGGTGTTCCGAGTACAAGCAGGGTTCCGATGTGATCTACTGCGACGGCATTTACTTCGGTGTGGGTTAGGAGGCAGCCATGGCAAAAGACCCAAAACGGCAGCTTCTCGGCAAGATTGCCCGCCAGAAGGGCCAGTATTTCGAGCAGCGGCTTGACAGCACCTTCGACTACTACCGCGAGCGCGGCTATGCAGAGATTGAAAAGACGCCTGAGCCGATGAAGGTTATCAAGCCAGAGGGTAACGGCCGATTTTTGGCCTGTTACACCAAGAAAGCGCAGGTCGACTACAAAGGCACAATCAAGGGCGGCAGGACGGTCCTGTTTGAAGCCAAGTTCACAGCCACAGACCGACTGACACAGGATCGCGTTATCGACAAGCAGGCTTCCTACATGGACAGACACCAGCGGCTCGGCGCCCGCTGCTTCGTCGTTGCCGGTTTCTCGACCGGCGAGGTCTACAAAATCCCTTGGAGCGACTGGCAGAACATGAAAACGTTGTTCGGCCGAAAGTACGTAAAAGAAACCGATCTACAAAATTACAGAGTGAAGACAGCTTGGAATGGAACGCTGTTTTTGCTCGACTGATGACTGAAAGGAGTCACTACCATGAGTGAAATTTCGATGTATGAAGCGCAGAAAAAGAAGATGGAAGGTTTATGCGAAGAACACGACCTGACGTATCGCTTCCAGAAAGACACCTATCCGCCCACATTCACAATCTCCCCGATTCAGGGCATGGACGCCCAGCTCTCCATGCTGGAGAACGTCGAGGAAGCCGGGTACATCAGCCCCGAAGCCAAAATGACGTGGATCTTCAAGGATGGTTCGCTGGAAACCAAGGTCACCGGCGGCACCTTTACGATTACGAAGACGCTGCGGACAAAGATCGAATCCGTCCTGATGAAGATGCTGACGTACTGGATGCAGTATTTCTTCCGCGACGTCATGGAAAAGCGCAGCCTCAAAGACGGCATGATGCCTGTCATCAACGAGGACGAAGTCGAAGATGATGATTCCTACGAGGAAGATCCGGAAGATTCCGATGACGCCGAGGCCCCTGAAATGCTCGACGGCGATGACGCAGAAGATGGCGCGGACGATGATCTCGGCGACACCGCCGACAGCTCCGATGCCACAGACGATGATCTCTACGATCAGGCTGTCAGCATCGTGCGCATGGAGAACAAGGCGACGGTTTCTCTCCTGCAGCGCCGCCTGAATGTCGGCTATGCCCGCGCCGCCCGCATCATGGAGCTGCTGGAGGAAAACGGCATCGTCGGCCCGTATGCTGGCTCGAATCCGCGCGAAGTGCTCCCGGCTGATGAACCGGACGATGTGGAGGGCTCAGACGATGAATAATCAGAACCCGCCTCTGCTCAAACGGGATGATTACAAAACCATCAAGCACATGAACCGTGAAGACCTGACGAAATACCTCTATCGCATCTACCAGCGCGGCTTCGATGCTGGTGTCGAGTCCACCAAAGGCAAGGTCACCAAGCGTTCCATCGTACCGCCTGAACCGGCGCAGACGGAGGAATAAGCCATGGGAAGAAGCGTGCCGCACAATCTGAAAAGCACCCATCAGACGGAGTTTGTAAAGATCTTCAACTCCCTCTGCGGCCGCTACGGCCGCTGGGAAATCTGGCAAGATTTCATAACACTCGCCGCAATCGCGATCTCAAATACCGTTGACCGGAGCCACGCTGCCGAGCATGAAAAGACGTATATGACGATTGCCGGAAAGTACAAGCCCGAAGAAATGCTCAAATTCTCGCAGATGCTCCAAGAGGTCGTGATCGGTATGGATTTCAATCCAGATCAGGACTTTCTCGGCGAGCTTTACATGGCACTGGATTTGGGCAATGACCACGCTGGGCAGTTTTTCACGCCCTATGATGTCTGCCGCATGATGGCTGAGATCACCGGCACAGACCTCCAAGCGCGTATAGAGCGGGACGGCTGGATCTCCGTCAACGATTGCGCTTGTGGTGCAGGAGCGTTGCTGGTGGCGTTTGCAAATGCCTGTACGCGGCAGAAAATCAACTATCAGACTTCCGTGCTTTTTACGGCGCAGGACATTGACTACATCGTTGGCCTGATGTGCTACCTGCAGCTCTCACTCATGGGCTGCGCCGGGTACGTCGTGATTGGCGACACGCTTCTTCATCCCTCAACAGCACTTGACCGCCGGGGGCTTATCCCCCGGCCAGACCAGAACATATGGTACACCCCGTTTTATTTCCGCGACATCTGGCACTACCGCCGCATTTGGGCGCAGATGGATTTACTGCTTCAGACAGACGAAAAACCCGCCGAGCAAGTTACCGGCAAGTTAAAATCGTCTGCCGCGCTGCCGCCCTTGCCCTTGCAGGAAACGAAAACCGGGCAGCTCACACTATTCTGACAGAAAGGAGGAATCGCCTGACACATGGGAAAATGGACGGACGATCAACTTCAATATCTCCGCGAGCATAGTCGCTCACAGCCGGCAGCGGCTATTGCCGCAGCGCTTGGCCGGACGGAAGGGTCTGTACGACAAAAGAGGCGTTCGCTCGGACTGCAAAGCTATCACGCAGGATGGACAAAAGCAGAAGAACAATTCCTCCAAGATCAATGGGGTGTCATGTCAATCCCCGCGATTGCAAAGCGCCTTAACCGCTCCGTCGAGGCTGTCGTCGTGCGAAAAAACAGGCTGGGGCTTGGCCCGGTTCTATTCGGCGGCGACTACATATCCATGAATCAGCTTATAATCGCCGTTTGCGGCACCAATGCCGGTGGGAACTACAAGCTGAAAAGCTGGGTTGAAAACCGCGGCCTCCCGATTCACACAAAGCGCGTCAATCAGAACAGTTTTCGTGTCATTCGGCTCAATGAGTTTTGGAAATGGGCAGAACAGCACCGCTCGTTCATTGATTTTTCCAAAATGGAGCCGTTGGCGCTGGGTGAGGAGCCTGCATGGGTAGCCGAGCAGCGCAAGAAGGACTTTCAGGCATTTGCCATCCAGCGGAAAGACCCATGGACACCCGATGAAGACGCGCGGCTGAAAATGCTGCTTCAGCAGCATCGGTACGGATACGCTGAGCTTTCCGATATGCTGCGTCGCTCGGCCGGCGCGATCCAGCGCCGATGCAACGACCTCGGCCTGAAAGAGCGGCCGGTCAAAGCCGACAATCATGGTTCATCCGCAGCTTGGACACAGACCGACTTCGATGTGCTGGCAGACGGAATCCGAAAAGGCAACAGCTACACCGCCATTGGCAAGGCACTCGGCAAATCCGAAAAAGCCGTGCGCGGGAAAGTTTATTTCGTCTATCTGACCGAGAATCAGGACAAAGTACGCGCCATGCTCAAAGATAAGCCTTGGGGTTATGGCGCGCCAGACCCGACCGTAAAGCAGGCGGTACACCTGTCCAGAACGCGAACAGAAACCGTGCAAACACTTGAAATGCTCTGCTCAGTGCTCCGCAAGCGCATCAACGACATTGACGATAATCCATACTGGCAGCGGCTCATGTGCGCAAACTGGGATGAAATCAAAGGGTGTGACCGCTGTGAAAACTGCGACGAATGCACCGAGTTCCGCAGAATCCCGCCGCAGCACTGCGCTCGCTGCGGTCGTTCTTTCATCGAGCGCAAAGAAAATACATTCTGCCCAACCTGCCGGCTGGCGCGGAAGAAAAAAGCGCAGCGGCATTGGTGCCGCGTAAACGGAGCGCAAACGCGCCCCTGAACTGAAAGGAGATTCACAAATGCCTCAAATCGTAAATATCGCAATCGACCGTCTTTCCCCACACGCCGACAACCCGCGCAAGGAACTTGGCGATCTGTCGGAGCTTGCCGCTGTGAAAGGATGGGAAATGGTATGACACCCGCTGAAATCGCAAAGGTGCTGCGGTGCACCGCCACGGTGCAGACGGGCGACGAACCGTGCGCAAGTTGCCCGTTCTGCCAAGTGGAAATGCTGACGGAAGCGCAAAAGGCACAGCTGCACTGCGAGGAATGGCGCAGCTGCGACGTTGACGGCGTTGCGCTTGCTGCCGCCGACCTGATCGAGCGGCTGGAAAAGGAAAAGGCGGCGCTGATGGAAATTGCAAAGGCAAGACCGATTTGCGTCACCTGCAAGCACCACATCGGCTGCAAGGCTGTCGAGTTAGCGGATTGCAGAAGATGTATCCGACGCAAAGACTGCGTGTGCGCTCAATGCGTTGGATGGGCAAAATGGGAGTGGAAAGGGCTGGTGGAAAATAAATGAAATCTGTACTTATCAGCATCAAGCCGACATGGTGTGCAAAAATCGCCAGCGGAGAAAAGACTGTCGAGGTCCGCAGAACGCGCCCGAACCTCGACGCCCCGTTTCTTTGCCATATCTACTGCACCAACGTAAAATCCATGCCGCTCGACCTGTATGTAAAACTTCACCAGCAGACCGGCGGCACAGTTGACGAATGGAGCGGCAAGGTGTTCGGCTCGTTCATCTGCAACAAGATCGACAATATCAAGCCAGCCAATGAACCGTATGGCACTTATGACATTGACGATGATTATGTTGCAAGAACCTGCCTCCTCTACGGCGATATGTGGAATTACGGCAAGGGCAAACCTCTATTTGGCTGGAACATCTCGGACTTCCAGCTTTGCGACATACCCTCGGAACTTGGTATGTTTGAAATTACGCGCCCGCCCCAGAGCTGGTGCTATGTGGAAGGAGGCGTTTGACGGTGCCTATCTTGAATTACACGACGAAGGTTGACGTCTTTACGACGCTCAGCGAGATTCAGGCCCAGCTCGTCAAGCATGGCGCGAGGAAAATCATGCAGGACTATGACGATTCCGGACATATAACGTCGCTGTCCTTCCTGATCGATACCCCGGACGGTCCGCGCGGAATCCGGCTCCCGGCAAACGTCGACGCTGTGTTGGCCGTGCTGGTGAAGCAGAAAGTCAAATGCGGCCGCGATCAGGCCGAACGTGTCGCTTGGAGAATCCTCAAAGATTGGGTGGCAGCACAAATGGCGATTCTGGAATCTGAGATGGTACAAATGGACGAAGTCTTCCTGCCGTACATGGTAAACGATTCCGGGCAGACGCTTTTCCAGTGCTACCGGAACAAACAGCTTGCGATTGGAGGGACACGATGATTGCCCGCGTCTTCCCCAGAAAAACGAACGCTTCCCCGACGGACGCGCTGGCGTTCTTCCGGGAGCCGACGATTGAAGACATCGCGGACTGCATCAAGGCAGGTGTGACCGAGGTACATATTTCCGTGACCTTTACATGGGATTTGGAACGTGCAGAGGCACTATACGACGCATGGCAGATTCTCAACGTACCGGTTGAAGTCGGAGGCCCCGCGTTTGATGACAGAATGGGAGACTTCGCACCGGGGATGTATCTCCGAGACGGCTATATCTTCACGTCTCGCGGCTGCACAAAGGATTGCTGGTTCTGCTCCGTGCCACGCTGTGCGCACGGCGAAATCCGCGAGCTACCAATCGCTGATGGATGGAACATCCTCGACGACAACATTCTCGGCACGTCCGAACGCCATTTTCGGGCGGTCTGTGAAATGCTCAAGAGGCAGAAGCACCCGGCGATCTTTACGGGCGGCTTAGAACCGGCGCTATTGCAGCAATGGCAAGCGGAACTTCTGCATGAGATAAAACCGGCAAGGCTATACACGGCGTATGACACCCGCGATGATCTGGAACCGCTGATCGAGATGGGAAAGAGGTTGCGGGCGGCTGGATTCCGCCCGGCAAGCCACATCATGTGCTGCTATGTGCTGTGCGGCTATGACGGTGACAGTTTTGAGGACGCCGAAAAGCGTCTCGTACAGACTATGCAGGCCGGTTTTGTGCCGTATGCAATGCTTTTTCGCGGCGAGGATGGACAGTACGCCCCGGAGTGGCGGCGCTTCCAGCGCGAATGGTGTCGCCCGATTATCACCGGCCAGAAATTCAACGAATATTGGAGGAAGCAGAATGGATAAGCTCATATGGTACGACAACGACGGCGGTATTATGTGCCGCCGCGGGTATGAGGTTGCATTGGCGCGGCTGGCTTCTTACGAAGCTACGGGTCTGATGCCAGAGCAGGTGGCAAACGCGAAAACCATTATTGAATCCGCATTTGCGGATGATGTATCGAAAGCCGAACGAATCAGAAAGCTGCTGGCCGCTGATAAAGAGGACCGTGTTATGATCCTGCCGTGCAAGGTTGGGGATGCGGTGTGGTTTGTGCGATCTGCATATAGGCAGGTAGACAGTCCGATAGAGGCCACAGTGACGGGGTTCGCAAGCTACGGCACGACCGGCGAGCTTATATTTACAACGATGACTGTAGAATGTCAGATAACGAGAAGATTTCTGGAACATCAAATCGGCAAAACCGCATTTCTCAGTTTTGAAGAAGCCGAGCGGGCTTTGGAGGAACGGAAAAATGTCTAAACCGAAAAAGCTGGGTATGCCGGGCGCCTATACCTCGAATGCCAGAGCTGATTTCCTGCGCCGCCCAAAATCGGCGGAACGTCGGAAATGGACTGTAGCAAGCGATGATCGGCTGGAACGTATGGAGCAGAAACGTATTGAACGCAAAAAGGAGGGATGTGAGCATGGTTGAAGCCCACTGGATGCAGCTTTTGCGTCTTCTCTTGCTCGGATTCTATCTTGGTTGGATTGTCTGCGGCTTCTACCGCGATGGGAGGGGAAAGTGATGAACGAAAGGCAAATCCTCGGTAGAGCAGTTTCCTTCTACGGCAGCGAGATTCAGCGCGTCGTTGCAATCGAAGAACTGAGCGAACTGCAAAAAGAGCTGTGTAAAAGTCTTAGATCGGGGGCCGACAGACCGCACATTGCCGAAGAAATTGCAGACGTACAGATCATGTTGGAGCAGATGATGATGCTCTATGAATGCCACGAAGACGTTGCGATTTGGCGGAGTAAAAAGGTCGAGCGTCTGTATGAGCGGCTAATCCGCGACGGTGGAATGCGAGGTGCAGAATGCCAAGAACCGATGAATTGACCTGCCGATTTTGCGGCGCGGACAGCCGCTGTAAAATTGAAAAAGTGTGTATGCAAGCCAGAACACCACCTATGTTTTGCGTCAGGTGTTATAATTGCGGTAGAGCGGGTACACCGAAAGGCACAAAGAAAACCGCAATCCGGGCTTGGAAAAAGGCTAAATGATGATGGGAAGGGGCGGCACACATGACTCTGGCGGAACTGAATGGGCATCTTGATCTTGTCCAGCAGCTTCAGAAAACGGAAGAACTGCTTCAGGGCTTGTGGAATGCTGCCGTTCCTGGGGCGCAGAAGCTGGATGGAATGCCGCACGCCTCCGGCGTCAATGACAAGGTCGGCGTCCTCGGCGCGGAGATCGCGGACATGGAGACGCAGCGCGACGCGCTGAAAGAACAGATTGCCAGAAGTGAGGAAACGATTGCTGTCTGGATCGCCGGAATCGAGGACAACACCACACGCCTTGTATTCCGGCTGCGTTTCATCCGAGGTATGCCGTGGAAGGTAGTTGCAAGTGTGCTTGGCGGGCGAAATTCCGAGGATGGCGTCAAGTCCATATGTTATCGCTTCCTCGGAACTTGCCCCGCCATGACGCGCGCTGACGCGCTGTGACGCTTGCAATCACCCCTAAGATGTGATTTCATGTAAACTGTAAAATTCCAAATCAAGCCGGGCGGCGCTCCTGATCGGGGGCGCTGCTCATTTTATTCGGAAGGAGGACTTGCCTCCACGATGCTCCTTGCGTGGAGGATGGCTCGAACCTGCGGCGTATCGCCAACGCTGCCGGCTGCGGGTACATCGAAAAAAGGAGGAAACCCTATGTTGCTCACATGAGCGGCGCGGGGTCAGCAGCAATGATCTACTTGCAAAACAACGTATTCGATGAAGCATTGGAACGGCTGCGGATGATCTTCGACGGCCACGACGATGTGATCGTCAGCATGTCCGGCGGCAAGGACAGTACAGTTCTTTTCCGCATGGCGCTTATGGTTGCGCAGGAGCGCGGGCGTCTGCCGCTCAAGGTATTCTGGCTCGATCAGGAAGCTGAGTGGCAAGCGACGGTAGACTATATGCAGCACATCATGGAGCTGCCCGAAGTCACGCCGTACTGGTATCAGATCCCCTTTGAATTCACAAACACGCTCTCCCCAGAGAAGAATTTCATCAGTGTTTGGAATCCGGAGGACAAAGCGATCTGGATTCACCCGCAGCACCCGCTCTCCATCAAGGAAAACCCCAGCAGCGAAAACCGATTCCATGAGCTTGTCAATGTCCTCCCGTCCTACTGCACCGATTCTGAGAATTGTGCCGTGCTGGTGGGAATGCGCATGACGGAAAGCCTGAACCGGCGCGTTGCTATCACGCAGCATGAAGCCCGATACAAAGGCGTGACGTGGTGCAAGAAGAAAGTTGGCAGGTGTCAGGTGTTCTGGCCGATCTACGATTTCACCAACGATGACATCTGGACAGCCATTGCCAAGAATCACTGGGCGTACAATCGCGTCTACGATCTGCAATACCAGTGGGGCTTGGCCAAGGAGGCCATGCGCGTCTCAGCGCTCATCCACGAAACCGCCTGGCACTCGATTGAAATGCTGCAGGAGTTTGAGCCGGACACCTACAACAAGTTCATCCGTCGCGTATCTGGCGTCGGTACATTCGCCCATACCTTTGACAGCGGCGACATCATCCCGCGCCAGCTCCCCTTTGCGTTCCGTTCGTGGCAGGAATACCGCGACTATCTGCTTGCCAATATCGTGAAGCCCGAATACCACGAGCTGTTCCGAAACCGCTGGAAGAATCAGACCGGAGACGAATGGTATCGTGTCCATGTCAAAGAGATCGTCCTGAATGATATTGATGGCACGAACAACGCGAATGCCCGCTCCCGTTTCCGCATCCGGGAAAAGGCTCCCACCTATCGCAAACGCGACGCCGCGCAGTTTGAGCAATATATGGGCAGCAAAAAATGATTTCAGATCAGCCCATTCATCAGGTCGAGTGGATACCCATTGAAAAGGTCCACGCAAACGACTACAACCCCAACAGTGTCGCCACGCAGGAGATGAAGCTGCTTTATCGCTCCGTCAAAGCGGATGGCTACACGCAGCCCGTCGTTACCATCTACGACGAAAAGAAAGACCGGTATGTTATCGTCGACGGCTTCCACCGATACAGCATCATGCGCAGATTCAAAGACATCTACGCTTCATGCGAGGGGAAGCTGCCCTGTGTTGTGCTTCATGGCAAGACCATGAATGACCTCATGGCCTCGACCGTTCGGCACAACCGCGCCAGAGGCAAGCACTCCATTAACGGTATGTCCAATATCGTCATGGAAATGCTGATGAACGGCGCGACCGACCTGCAGGTCTGCAATGAGCTTGGCCTAGAACCGGAAGAGCTGGTGCGCCTCAAGCACATCACCGGATATGCGAAGCTCTACGAAAACAATTCATTCACACGCGCTGCGATCTCCGAGAATCAGGCGCGTCAGCTTCAGAAGTATCGAAAGGAGGCTGGCGCTGATGGAGATTGTTAATCAGATCGTGATGAAGAAGCTCTCCGAGGTCAAGCCCTATGTCCGCAATCCTCGGAAGAACGATAAGACCGTCAACCTGCTTGTCGAGATCATCCCGAAGGTTGGCTTCAATGTGCCGCTGGTCATTGACCGCAACGGCATCATCGTCAAAGGCCACGCCCGTTATGCCGCTGCCATTCGGCTCGGCATGGAGGAAGTACCCTGCGTCGTGACGGACGCCGACAAGGAAACAATCAAGCTCGACCGTCTGGCCGACAACCGCATTTCTGAATTCTCCGAGTGGATCAACGATGAGCTGCTCCACGAGATCGATATGCTCAACCTTGACTTCGACTTCGATCTTGAATCTCTCGGCTTCCCAGCTCCCAGCGACGATTTTGACGCCGACGCTCTTTTTGATGATGGGGTGGTCGGTGAATCCGAAGAAGACCGTCGCGCCAGATACCAAGCCTATCTGGATAACGCCGCAAAGGAAGAAGCACAGAATGTTGCAATCACCACGCAGGAGCAGGTAGACCGCGCCAAAGCGTCTGCTCTGAGCGTGGCCGAGAAGCCGCCCAAGTATGCCAAGGTTGTTTGTGAGCATTGCGGCCACGTCATGTTCATCAAGGAGGGCGATGCAGTTTTCTCCACCGAACAATCGTAGCCCCCGGTAATTATTCGTAAGGGCTGGGTGGGTATGCAGCCAATCCCCTGTCAAATCCGTACCGATGTGAGGCGATAAACGATGCAAGAACAAGAGAAGATTCCTGTCTGGGTGCAGATCGTCAATGGAAAGACGGTGTGCATCTGCCATCGAGGGCGCAAAGGCTGCAAGAAGCCCTGCGAAAAGGACGTTGTCACGCGCGATAAGTTTGCTGGGTGGCAGGGTATCATGCGTCGTGATCGATTCGGCCGCTGAAAAGGTACTGTCGGGAGGGGGCGGCATCTGTTGCGGGCTCGACGACCCCATTTTTCGCCTAGTTAGTTTCCTGTTTTTCTGGTAATTTCGTTACGATTACCGCTGGAATATGTGCTGGTATCGAGGCAGATACCGCGCATTTTTCATACCACGGCGCGGGTGAGGCATACCGCGCCGACCTCCTAATGTTCATATGGTCACATCGGGGTAAGGACCACGCCCGTGCAGCACGGGTGCCGCGGTGGAATTCCGCTGAGCCCCATCCGAAAAAGCGTGAAAGGAGTTTGCTATATGGCTGAAACAAAAGCGAAGATCGATGCCGAAGCTGAAATCAGCACGACAGAGCTGGCCGCGATCCTCGGCGTGACGGCGCGGCGTGTGCAGCAGATGGCGCAGGACGGAACAATCGTTCCGGTGCGACGCGGCTACTTCCAGCTCGGCGATGCGGTTCAGCGATATATCAACTTCCTTTCCAAACCGCAGATCAGTGAGGCCGAGCAGAAGCTTGAAACAGCGAAGCGGCAGTCCGAAGCGCAGCTCAAGCTCTCCAAAGCTCAGCTTGCGAAGATGGAGGTCGAGGAGCTGAAAGGCAAGCTGCACCGCTCGGAAGATGTGGAGGGCTTCACGGAAGATCTGATTTACACCATCCGCGCTGCGCTGCTGTCGCTTCCGGGGCGGCTGTCGGTTGACGTCACCGCCGCGCAAAGCCCGGCTGAGGCTGCCGAGATCATCCGCAAGGAAGTCCATAAGGTCATGCGCGAGCTGGCTGCGTATCACTACGACCCTGAGAAATACGCCGAGAAAGTAAACGAGCGCCGCGACTGGAGCAATGCGGGGCGCAGCTATGACGAAGAATGAGGCAGCGGCCGATGCGCTGAAAAAAGCCGAAGCCGAACGCCAAGCCAAACGGCGCGGCGCGGCACGTATGAACAAGGCCATGCGCAAGGCGCTGGCCGGTATGACGCCGCCTGATGACCTTACCGTCACCCAATGGGCAGAAGCCAAACGCCGCCTCTCTGCTGAGAGCGCGGCCGAACCCGGCCCGTGGCGTACGGAGCGCACGCCCTATCTGCGCGAGCCGATGGACGCTTTTACGGACCCAAAGGTGCGGCACATCGTCATGGTGGCCGCATCGCAGGTCGGCAAGTCCGAGTTTCTGAACAACTGCATCGGCTACATCATTGACGAAGACCCCGGCTCTATTCTGTTCATTCATCCTACGACCATCGACGCACAGGAGTATTCCAAGCTCCGTATCGCGCCGATGCTGCGTGATAGCCCGGCTCTGCGACAGAAGATCGCCGCGCCGAAAAGCCGTGACTCTCACAATACGATTCTCCAAAAGGCCTATCCGGGCGGCATCCTTACGATGTGCGGCTCGACCGAGGCTCACGCACTGGCATCAAAACCTATCCGCTATGTGTTCGGCGATGAACGCGACCGATGGGCAACGAGCGCCGGCAATGAGGGCGATCCGTGGGATCTGGCAATGGCCAGACAGACCACGTTCTATAACGCCAAAGCCGTTGAGGTTTCGACCACAACGATCAAGAACGCCAGCGCCATCGAAGCTGCCTATTACACAGGCACGATGGAACGGTGGAATTCCAAATGCCCGCATTGCGGCGAGTACCACGAAATTCGCTGGTCTGATATTCGCTTTGAGTACGACGAAATCATCGTATCTCACAAGAAGACCTACAAGGTCAAGAAGGTGTACTACACCTGCCCCGGCTGCGGCTGCATTTCCACGGAAGCGGAAATGAAACGTGCCCCGGCAAAATGGATTGCCGAGAATCCGGAAGCCTACGGCCAAGGAACCCGTTCTTTCTGGCTGAACGCTTTCGTCAGCCAGTGGGCTTCGTGGGAGTCTATTGTTCTGAAATATCTCAATGCGCTCGGCAGCACGAAGAAGATGCAGGTCGTTTTCAACACCTGCTTCGGCGAGCCGTGGGAAGATCGCGGTGACATCGAGGATGAGGATTCCCTGCTCGCTCGCCGTGAGGACTACGGCAAGGACAAAAACGGTGAGCCGGTCGAGCTGCCGCCGGGCGTCCTCGTTTTGACGGCTGGCGTTGATACGCAGGATGATCGCATGGAGTATGAGATCGTCGGGCACGGGTTCTTCGGCGAAACATGGGGCATTGAAAAAGGAATCGTCATGGGACGCCCAGATGATGACGCCACATGGAACAAACTCGATGAAGTTGTGTTCGACCGTGTGATGCGTTTTGAGAACGGCGTCGGCCTGCGGGTGTCTATGTCCTTCGTGGATGAGGGCGGTCACTTCACGCAGAGCGTTCGCGCTCAATGCAACGCCAGAATCAGCAAGAAGGTATTCTGCATCAAAGGTATGCCAGGACAGGATAAGCCCTATATCTCGCCGCCGAAAAAGCAGAAGATCTTCGTCAATCAGATCGCTGTCGGCACCTGCTGGCAATATCAGCTCGGCGTCGATTCCGGAAAGGAAATCATCATGGACAATCTGCGCGTACAGACGCCCGGACAGAAATATTGCCATTTCCCGAAGCGCGACGATTACGGCAGCACCTATTTTGCGGGCCTGCTATCGGAAACGAAGGTTTATGATCCGAACAAGAAGCAGCCGTGGTCGTGGAAGAAGATTCCCGGACACGAGCGCAACGAGCCTTTGGACTGCCGCAACTACGCACTGGCCGCGTTCAAGGCTCTGCCCAAGAATCTTGATGAGATCGACCGCCAGATCAAGGCTGCTTCCGGTGTCCGTGTGCCTGCTCCGCCCTCGGCGAACATCACACCGCCGAAGCGCCGCACGGCGCAGCGCGGCAGGCAGAAATACTACGACGATTGGTAAGGAGCGTGTTTTATGGCAAGCAGAATCATCATTGAGAAGCGGCTTGCGTTCCGCGAAGCGGCGCTTGAAAAGCTCTACGACGCATACACGGCGCTGGTAGACGGCGGCGTAAAATCCTACATGATCGATGACCGGCAGCTCACCCGTTTTGATCTCCCGGCGCTGTCTGAGGAAATTAAGCAGATGGAGAACGAGATCGATCAACTGACCTCGGAGCTGAACGGCAGCAAGCGCCGCAAGGCATTCGGCGTCATCCCCCGCGATTGGTGACCATTTTCGTGAGGCCACGAAAATGATAAATACAGCAATTCGCCCGAAAGGGCTTTTGCACGGACAGTCTGGCGGAGTTTTCTCCTTTCGCCGCCAGACCGTCCGTTTTCTATTTCACAGGAGGCGAAAGCATTGAGCAAGAGAAATCACAGCCGGAGCGCTGCTCCGTATGCCAAGGGCTATAGCGAAGCTGGCGCGAGCGTCACCCGGCGCGCACTCAAGGGGTTCACCCCAGACAGCGGTTCGCCCAACGAAGATATTAACCGCAACAACGCCACGCTGCGCCAGCGGTCGAGAATGCTTTATATGGCATCGCCCGTGGCCACGAGCGCCATCAATACCAACCGCACAAAGGTTGTCGGTACCGGCCTGACACTGAAAGCAACCGTCGACCGCGACCTGCTGGGGCTTTCTCCGGAGGCGGCAAAAGAATGGCAGCACAAGGCCGAGATGGAATTTCGACTCTGGGGCGGTAAAAAGCAGAACTGCGACGCGCTCGGCCTGAACAACTTCATGGCTCTGCAGCAGCTCGCGCTCAAATCGTGGCTCATGTCCGGAGACGTGTTTGTCCTGGTGAAGCGTTACCCGGCGACGCCGCTGAATCCATACTCCATGCGACTGCACGTCATTGAGGCAGACCGTGTTTCCACGCCTACCGACTTCAGCGGAGGCTATACCTACGGCGGCTTCGTGGACGCTGTCGTTCCGGACGGGAGGCCCGGCGCCGGTCACCGCGTTTTCGACGGCGTGGAGGTCGACAAAAACGGCCGCGTCGTCGCCTATTACATCAGCAACACCTATCCGCACCAGATCACGACCGAGAAGCAGGAATGGACGCGCGTCCCGGCCTACGGTGAGCGCACCGGCCTGCCGAATATCCTGCACATCATGGACAGCGAGCGCCCCGATCAGTACCGCGGCGTTCCGTATCTGGCGCAGGTTATTGAACCGCTTCTGCAGCTTCGCCGCTACACGGAATCGGAGCTGATGGCCGCGCTGGTGCAGAGCTTCTTCACGGCGTGGATTGAGACGGAAACCGATCCGTCCGGTACGCCATTCAATGAAGTCGGTACAGGAGACATTGCCGGCGTTCCGACCGCCAGCCCGGATGGCGCTGGCGCGAGCAATATTTCCGACGATCCCAACGAGTACGAAATGGGGCCGGGTACGGTAGCGCATCTTGCCCCCGGCGAGAAAGTTGTTTTCGGCAGTCCGAATATCCCGACCGCAGGATTCGAGACGTTCGTGAAGACAATTTGCCGTCTGGTCGGCTCGGCGCTGGAGCTGCCTTATGACGTACTCATCAAGGAATTCAACAGCTCCTATTCTGCGAGCCGCGGTGCGCTGCTGGAAGCATGGGAAGCGTTCAAAATGCGCCGGTCTTGGTTCGTGAATGACTTCTGCCAGCCGATCTACGAGCTGTTCATGGCTGAAGCTGTTGCGCTCGGACGCATCAATGCTCTGGGCTTCCACACAGATCCGCTCTTGCGCGAGGCGTGGTGCGGCGCTCGCTGGATCGGCCCCGTTCAGGGTTCCCTCGACCCGAAGAAGGAGGCCGAGGCCGCTCTGATGCTGACCAACCGCGCCATCAAGACGAACGATCAGGTCACGCGCGAAATGTCTGGCGGCGACTGGGAAGAAAACGTCGATCAGCTTGCGCGTGAAAATGAATTGCTCGCGGCCATCGGGAGTGTGCAGCAGCCAGCAGGAAACACACCGCCCGCGAGCGATGAAGAATGAAGGAGGAATCGGGCATGAAAACGAAAAATGCGCCGGCTATTTCGATCAGCAAAAAGGTCTACACCATGGCCACTACGGATGAATCTGGCAGCTCGGCCGAGATCACCATGTATGGCGACATCTACGAGCAGCAGCCGACAAACTGGTGGGGTGAACCCATTGAGGGGCAGTACATTCTGCTCAGCGAGTTTTTGGAGGACCTCAAGCAGATTTCTTCCTGCAAGAACATCACAATCCGCATGAACAGCTACGGCGGCGACGCCGGGGCCTCGAACATGATTCATAACCGGCTGCGCGAGCTTTCCCGAAGCGGTGCAAAGCTCACCTGCATTGTGGACGGCGTGGCCATGTCGGGCGGCAGCATCATCATGTGCGCCTGCGATACGGTCAAGGTCAATCCGTCCAGCATTATTATGATTCACAAATGCTGGCAGTTTCTTTTCGGCGGCTATAACGCCGATGAGCTACGGGAACAGGCCATGCAGCAGGACGCATGGGATAAGATGCAGTCCGAGGTCTACAAGCGCAAAACCGGGCTTTCCGAAACAGTCATCATGCACATGATGGCAGATACAACCTACATGACAGGTCGTGAGGCCATTGAAAAGGGCTTCGCGGATGAACTGATTGAAGATGCCGAGCCTGTCGGTATCGCCGCCAGCGCGGATGGGCGCAGCCTGTTCGTGCGCGGCAAGCAGTTTCACCTCGCTCCGGGCATGTTTGCCCCGGACAACATTCCTACGGTCGATTCCGAGGCAGCGGCCCCGGTTGAGGCGAATAAAAACAAGCCGGAGAATCCCGGCGAAGAAGGAGGAAACTCTATGACACTGGAAGAGCTCCGGGCAAAATACCCGGACGAAATCGCTCAGGCTGAAGCTGCTGCACGGGCCGCTGTCGATCACACCGAAGCGGTCAATGCGGCGGTTCAGGCCGAACGGGAACGGATGCAGGAAATTGACGAAGTCGCCAGCCTGCTCGATCCTGCCGACGTGCGCGAAGCCAAGTATGGCGAAAAGCCTTGCACCGCCGCCGATCTGGTGATGGCCGACGCGAAGAAGCGTGCAAAGCAGGGCAAGAAATTCTTGTCCGACCTCAAGGATGATGCCGACGAATCCAACGCCGAAGACGTTGGCGCGACACCTCCCCCCGCTGAGGAAGATGAAGAAGACAATGATGCGAAGAAGACCCCGGAAGCGCGGATGGCCGATGCAAGAGCCAAGGTTTCTGCGCTGTTCGGCAAGAAGGAGGGCTAAGCTATGACGAACCTGAGCAAGAAACTCGGTGAGATGAATTTCGACGGCCTGTTTACGGACGTCGTGCCTGCCGTTCAGGTGCGCGGCGGCGTCATTCGCAAGCAGACCACTTCTGCGGTCACGCTCAAGCGCGGCACGATCCTCGCAAAGTCCTACGGCACAGCCGGTGACGGCAAGCTGGTGATCCTCGGCTCTACCGCCGCAAACAATGAAACGCTGACGCCGGATTGCGTACTCTGCGACGATGTTACCATCGGCACCGATGCCGACGAAAAGGTTGCAGTCTACACGGCCGGCTGCTTCGACCCCGACAAGGTGAGCGTCGCTGCCAGCTACAGCATCACCGAAACCGACAAAGATAATCTGCGTATGCGCGGTATCGTCTTCAAGGACGCCGCTGCTGCCAACTAAGGAGGGAGTCAACTATGAGTGCAGAACTGAACTTCTTTGATACCTATATCCTGATGGCGATTGTTGAGGAAATCGTGCCCAAGCAGACGTTCTTCAAGGACCGCTACTTCCCGACGGGCGATGACGACATCTTCGCTTCCGACAAGGTGCTGACCGAGTACCGCAATGGCGACCGCAAGATGGCGGCGTTCGTGTCCTCCCGCGCCGGTGATATTCCGATGGAGCGCCGGGGCTTTGAGATCCACGAATACCAGCCCGCGTTCATCGCCCCGTCCCGTCTGTTGACGCAGGACGATCTGCGCAAGCGCGGCTTCGGCGAAGCCATCTATGCCAACAGCACCCCGGCCCAGCGCGCCGCCCGCCTGCAGCGTGACGATCTTTCCGATATGGACATTCGCATCACTCGCCGTGAAGAGTGGATGGCCGTCCAGACCATGATCAACAACTCCTGCACGATGCAGTCGTACATCGACGATAAGACCGAAGGTGAAAAGCTGTATGTGCAGTTTTATGACACGACGAGCGATCACGCCTACACCGTCAGCACCAAGTGGAACGCAACCGACGAAAAGGGCGCGGCGTTCTTCTCCGACGTGAAGAATATGTGCCGCAAGCTGTCCAAGCGCGGCCTCCGGGCGGCAGACCTCGTGATCGGCTCCGATGTTGCCGACGCGATCCTCGCTCTCGCGGACGTCAAGTCCCTGCTCGACCGCAACAGCGGCATCATCATCGGCACGATCGATCAGCAGCTCAGCCCCTATGACGGCGTTACCTATATGGGTACGCTGAACTTCGGCGGTTTCCGCCTCAACGTGATTTGCGTGGACGAAACCTATGTCGACGACAGCGGTGCAGAGCAGCGGTACTTCCCCGCGACCTCCGCGATGGTCACAGCTCCCGACTGCGGCCACATGATGTACGGCCAGATCACGCAGATTGATTACGGCTCGACCGACTTCTCCACCTACGTTGCGAAGCGCGTCCCGAAGTTTGTCCTCGATCAGCCCAACGATAGACGCAAGCTGCGCTTGGCTGCCCGTCCGCTGGCTGCGCCGAAAAACTACTGCCCGTACATCTACGCGGCAAACGTCGTGGCCTGATCGGCGCGTGAAAGGAGTACGGCATGAAAATTGAAATTATCAGCGGTTCCTACGGCTGGCGTAAGACCAAGGACGCCATGCCGAAGCTCGTTGAGCGCGGCGGCATCTGCGAGGTGGATGAAGCCGAAGCAAGGCGCCTCGTCGCGCTCGGCGTAGCAGCGATCATCCGCGAAGCAGACGAAGCGCCTGTTGCAAGCGGCAGCACGGTCGAAAGCGGTGACACCCCCTGCGCCGATATGCCCAGCGAAGAAAACGGCGCAGAGAGCAACGCAGAGGTCCATCTCGACGCGGAGCAGTTGCAGGAAATGACGGTGGCACAGCTCAAAGAGCTTGCCGCCGAGCTTGGCATTGAAACGGCAAAGCTCCGCAAGAAAGATGACCTGATTGCGGCAATCGCCGCTGTGCCCGTCGAGCCGGGCGAGGAAATCAGCGAGGACGATCTTCCGGAGCTGAGCGCCGACGCGCCGGTGGTATGAGCAAATTCAAGGATATGGTCGCGCGTGACAACGCGCGGACCTTTATGAACCTTGACGAGTTTGCGGAGAAGCGGATCGTGATCTACGACGGCGTGACCTACGACGGCGAGGATCACGCCGGTATTCCGGTCGTGCTGTCCGGGCTGAAAGAGAAAGACCGCCGCCAGCTTATGAGCGATCATATTCAGGGACTGTTCCTCGTTTCGTCCGTGCTGCATTGCAGGATTCAGGATCTAGGCGGCAACCAACCGGAGAAAGGGACGCGCATGGAGATCAGCGATCCCGATGATGCCACTTTCTTCCGACGCTTCTACGTTGCCTCGTCGGTCTGCGAGCTGGGGCTGCTTCGCGTGGAATTGGAGGCGTTCAACGAATGAGCAGCTTTTATGTTGAATTCATCGGCGCCGAGAAATTCCGGAATGCAGAACAGATGCTTGCTGATGTGCCGGGCGGCATGGAACGTGCGCTAAAATCCGCGACAAAACGTGCCGTATCGTTCCTGCGAACGCAAAGCACGAAAGAAATCCGGCAGCGGTATGACATCTCGCGGAAAAATATCCGCGCCGAACAGAATATCCGCGTCAATTACCGCTATTTCAACGGTGTTGAAGCGCGTGTCTCGTTCCGCGGCAACAAAATTCCACTCTGGCGCTATGGCGGCTCGTCTCCAAAGACACCGACCGTCAATCCCGATAAGACCATCATGGCCATTGTCAACGGCAATCTTCGCCCGGTTCATCCGGGCATTGCCGCGGCAGGCCATCAGCTCGTTTCAACTTCGCCGACCACGTTCTCCCGCGCGTTCGTTGCACAGATGAAATCCGGGCATATCGGCATTTTCGAGCGGACCGGCGGCAAGACGGCGACTGGCGACGCGGAGATCAAGGAAATCATGGGTTCGTCTGTCCCGCAGATGCTCGGCAACGAAGATGTTCAGGAAAGCCTCGCTGAAAAGACGATGGCAAAAATGGATGAACGTTTAGAGCATGAAGTGAACCGAATCCTTGCAGGATGGGGAGGTTAAATTTTGACACGACTGAATTTACTGGACGCGCTTACGAGCTTCACGAATGAAGTCATGCGCGAAATTCTTCTTCCCGTGCGGCGGCAGAAGGGCGACGAGGAAGAACCTGCCGAGCGCCCGCCGCTGGTCTACCGTCAGCGTCTGCCCGACGTCAAATCCGCGACCTCGAAAGCGCCGTACATTCTGCATCAGATCGTCACTGGCGAAGATGAGCAAAAGCCCGGCGAGCCGACGGACAGCAGCGTTGAGATTCGCTCTCTTTTCTGCGTGTACGGCGAAGACGATCAGGAAGGTGCGCTACGGCTGCTTACGACGGTCGAGCATTTCCGTCAAGAGCTTCTGATGCACGGCGTAATCGCCAAGCAGTTTGCGCTGGATCTTTCGCAGAAGCTGTCCACACTCTACTACACCGACAACACCGCGCCGTACTTCTGTGCGGAGCTGGTGTCGGTCTGGAAAATCCCCAGTGTCAACAGGGAGGCATTTGCATGGTAAAAGCCAAAGGCAAAGCCGGTGCGAAAAGCGCCAGCTTTTGTATGTACATCGGGCCGAGCATCGTCGGCACGATCCAGCAGGCGCGTATTCTGTACGGTGACAAGCAGGACGCGCTCGCGCAGATCTCGGCAGCGGTTGAGAAATATCCGCTGATTGCCACGCTGGTTATCCCCGGCGATCAGGTATCCGAGGCAAGAATCAAAGTCAAAACACCCGGCAATCTGCTCTATGTGAATTATCACAAGCTGGCAGACCGGAGAAAGAAGGAGGAGTAACCATTGAAGCATGGCGTATATGTGCGGGAGCAGAAAACGAGCGTTTCGACGCCCGTTGTCGCTGAATCCGGTGTGCCGTTCGTTGTCGGCACAGCACCGGTTCACTCCGCAGAATCCCCGGCCGCGCTCTTTACCCCGGTGCTTTGCACCGACTGGGAAGACGCGGTAAAGAAGCTGGGCTATTCCGACGACTGGAAGACCTACACGATCTGCGAAGTCATGTACTCGCATTTCAAGCTGTTCCAGCGCCAGCCCATCATCTTCTGCAACGTGCTTGATCCGAGCACCAACAAGGAGGCCGTCGCGGGCGCGGAAGTCACCCTTTCCGGTAAGCAGGCAAAGCTGCCGTTCGACGCGATCCTGTCCAGTCTCGTTGTCAAGACGGCGTCTTCGTCCGAATCGCCGCTTGTCAAAGACACGGACTATGCCGCGTACTACTCGGACGGCAACCTTATCGTCGAGACGATCGAGGACGGCGCAGCCAAGGCCGCGACCAAGCTGTATATCAGCTACGACAAGATCAAGACCGCCGGCATCGACGATGATGACATCGTCAAGGGCATCGAAGCCATCGACCTTTGCATGGCAACCGTCAGCACCACGCCCGACCTCATTATCGCGCCCGGATGGTCGCATACCAGCACGGTGCAGGCCGTCATGGCGGCGAAGGCCGAAGTCATCAACGGCATTCTCGGCGCAAAGTCCATCTGCGATATTGACTGCTCCGCCAGCGGCGCGCGCAGCTATGACGCCGTCGCCGCGAAGAAGTCCGCGACGAACCTGATCGACCCGGCTCAGATTGCAGTCTGGCCGCAGGTAAAGCTCGGCAGCAAGCAGTTCCATCTCTCCACCCAGCTCGCGGGCCTGATGGCGAAGGTGGACAGCGGCAACGATGGTGTGCCGTATGAATCGCCCTCTAATAAGGCCCTCCAGTGCGACGGCGCTTGCCTGGAAGACGGCACAGACGTCACGCTCACGCTGGAGCAGGCGAACATTCTGAACGCCAACGGCATTTGCACGGCGCTCAAGTTTATGAATGGCTTCGTGGCGTGGGGCAACTACACCGCCTGCTACCCCAGCAACACCGACATCAAGGACTATTTCATCCCGATCAGCAGAATGTTCAAGTGGGTCGGCAACTCCCTCATCAAGACGTTCTGGTCGAAGACGGACAGCCCCATGAATCGTCGGCTGCTGGACAACATCAAGGATTCCGCGAACAACTGGCTCGCAGGGCTTGTGGGCAGCGAGTATCTGCTCGGTGCCCGCGTTGAGATCCTCGACTCCGAGAATCCCATGACAGACCTCATGGCCGGTATTGTGAGAATCCACATCTACATGACGCCGCCCAGCCCTGCGCAGGAGATCGACTTCGTACTCGAATACGACACCGATTACGTGCAGAGCGCGTTGGCGTGACGAAGGAGGACTGAACAATGGGAATGGTAGATCAGGCCGTAATCAACTTTGCCTGCTACGAAGACGCCAAAGACTTTCTCGGTCTGGCTTCCGTGACGCTGCCCGATGTTGATTTCATTGTTGCGACCGTCTCCGGTGCTGGCATTGCCGGCAACGTGGAGGCGCCGATCATCGGCCATATGAACGCCATGACCGCGCAGCTCAAATTCCGCACCTTCAGCGCCGAAAGCCTGAAGCTGCAGGAGCCGCGCGAACACAACATCGACCTGCGCGCGCCGCAGCAGGTGTACGACCCGATTGCAGGCGTTTACAAGACGCAGTCCGTCAAGCACGTCCTCGTGCTTGTTCCGAAGACGCTGTCGAACGGCAATATCGCCCCGGCGTCTCCCACGGACGGCTCTGGCAGCTACGCCGTGCGCCGCTGGGTGACGTACATCGATGACGCGAAGGTCATGGAGCTTGACCCGTACAACTACATCTGCGAGGTGAACGGTGTCGACTATCTTTCCGACACCCGCAAGGCCCTCGGCAAATCGTAAATCTTTGGGGCGGCGCGCGATGCGTCGCCCCGTCATTTTTGAAAGGAGCCTCGAATCATGGAAAACAAGAAGCAGAACACCGCCGCAGAAGAAAGCGGCAACATCTTCGCAGTCGCGGAGAAGCAGGACGAAGCAACCGCCAACGATGGCGTCTTCACGCTGCATCTTACGCGCCCTCTGGAGCATGAGGGCAAGAGCTATTCCGACCTCACGTTCGATTTTGACAGTCTGAGCTGCAGCGACTCTCTGGCGATTGAACGGGAGCTGCAGATGCTCGGCCATACGGTGATCGTTGCGAATTTCGACAGCGAATACCTCATCCGCGTATGTGTCAAGGCGTGTACGGAACCCCTTGGCATTGATGCGCTGGGCAAGCTCAGTATCCGCGATTTCAACCGTCTGCGAAACACCGTAAGAGGTTTTTTATCGAGCAAGGAGTGATCGTCGGAGATGGCGGCGTATGGCTTCGCAGGCAATGCCTCGCCATGGCCCGGACGAACAACACTCCGGTAGATTTCTGGTTATCTCTACGTCTCGGCGAATTTTCGCAATGGGTGAAAGCCTCTAATGCGCTGATTGCCGAGGAAATGGAGAAGCGAAAACAAAAACGCAAGTGAAAGTGAGGCGGAGATATTGGCATCGCGGAAAGAATATGAGATGCTATTTGCGCTTGAAGCGCAGCTTGGCCGCGAGTTTCGCACGACCTTTGCAAAGGCCCGCGGCGAGCTCGGCGACACGGCCGATAGTGCAGAATCTTTCGGCAGCCGCGCGACACAGGCCGTGGACGCGGTGTCGAGCGTTCTTGCTGCGGCTGGTATCTCCGCTGCGCTTAAAGAAATAAAGGAAGGCTTTGACGAGTGTGTGCAGGCGTCGATGGATTTCGAGTCTGCCATCACCGGCGTCGCCAAAACGACAGACCTGACAGACGAAGAACTGGCAGATATGTCGGACGCAATTAAAGCCATGTCCACGGAGATCCCGGCATCTACGACCGAGATCGCCGCCGTCGCTGAAGCTGCTGGCCAGCTTGGCATTCAGAAAGACGCGCTGCTCGATTTTACGCGCGTTATGACAATGCTCGGCACAGCGACGAACATGACAGCCGAAGATGCCGCAACCGCCCTCGCGCGGTTCGCGAACATTACAGGCATGTCCGCAGACAATTATGATCGTCTCGGCGCCGTGATCGTTGATCTTGGCAATAACTTTGCAACGACCGAATCTGAGATCACGCAGATGGGTACGCGCCTTGCCTCTGGCGGCAAGCTGGCCGGTCTGACGGAACCTCAGATCATGGCGCTTGCCGCAGCAATGTCCTCCGTCGGTATCGAGGCCGAAGCTGGCGGCACGGCCATGACGCAGACGCTCAATGCCATCGAAAAGGCTGTTGCAACCGGCGAAGATTCTTTACAGAGCTTCGCAGATGTTGCAGGAATGTCTGCGGATTCGTTCGCGGAAATGTGGAATACGGACGCGCTGGGCGCTCTGACAGCGTTTATCCGCGGGCTTGGCAATCTGGACGAACAGGGCGAAAGCGCTGTTCTGGTGCTGGAAGACCTCGGCCTTACCGGCATTCGCCAGAGCAATATGCTCAAATCCCTCGCTCTGGCAGCAGACCAGATGGACAGCGCCGTACAGACGGCAAATACCGCGTGGGATGAGAATATCGCTCTGACGAACGAAGCCAACAAGCGATACGCCACCACGCAATCCAAGCTGGATATGATGCAGAACGCCTACAACAACCTCAAGGTTGCCGTAGGCGATGCTTTTACCCCGGCGCTGCGCGATGCCTACGACGCCGGTACGGACGTGCTGAATGTCCTCGGCGAGTTTGTGCAGGAGAATCCTGCGCTCGTCAAGGGTGTTGTAACATTCACGGGCGTAGTCGGCGGTGCAACGGTCGCATTGACGGCATACGCCGCAATCTCCAAAGTCATTAAAGCGCTCGACATGGCTACGATGTTCGGCGGCGCCGTCGGTCCTATCATGTTGGGCGTAACTGCCGTGGCCGCATTGACGGCTGGAATCGTTGCGCTCAGTGACGCTTCCAAGGACGACGCTGTTCCGTCCGTCCGGGAGCTGACTGAGGCGGCGCGTGAACTTGACAGCGCCATGAGCGACGCCAGAGCCGCTTGTGATGATACCGTCACAACGACGGAAGCATCTGCGAATGTCGCGAACAATTACATCGACCGTCTCGATGAGCTGAACTCTCTGAGCAAACTGAGCGCGGAGCAGCAGCGAGAATATCATGGCATTCTCGTCATGTTGACGCAGACTGTTCCGGATCTGGCCAACTACATCGATCTTGAAACCGATACGATCAATGGCGGCACGGAGGCGCTGCGGGCCAATACGCAGGCTTGGAAGGATAACGCCATTGCTCAGGCCTATCAGGAACAGCTCACTGAGATTTACAGCAAAAATGCCGACGTTCTGATTGAAGCAGAAAAGAACAAAATCGGTCTGCGCGACGCTGAGGGCAAGCTGGCTGTGGCGCAGAAAGCACAGAACGACGAGTTTGAACGCCAGAATCGGCTCTATCAGGAAGCCAATCAGAAGGTTCAGGAATACTACGAGGAAACAGGCCTTGTCACCGACGCCAATATGTGGCTCGGCGAAACGACCGACGAGCTGAACTGGAAGCTGGAACAGAACGCGCAAACGGTTATGGAGGCACAGGACGCTGTCGACGCCTACCAGAAAGCCATTGATAAAGACAACGACGCGCTGCAGGCCGCGCAGGACGAAATTGCACTCGCTGAGGAAGCTGTTCAAAACCTGACAACGGCCACTGAAGATTCCACCACCGCAACCGAGGACGCGAGCCGCGGCTACGGTGAGCTGAACACCGAGATCAGCAGCGTCAAGGAACGTGTCGAGGCTCTCCAGCAGGCGTATCAGGAAGCCTATAAAGCTGCCGCAGAAAGCGTTCAGGGCCAATATGCACTTTGGCAGCAGGCAGACAGCATCGTTGCGACCTCTGCGTCCAGCATCAACAGTAATCTCCAAGGCCAGATCACGCATTGGCAGACCTACAACGATAATCTGGCCAGCCTGCGTGACAGGGCTGGTGATATTGAGGGCCTGACCGAAATGATCGGTTCTTTCGCAGACGGCAGCTCCGACAGCGTGAATGCGGTTGCCGGCATGGCTGCGGCCAGCGATGAAGAATTGGCCGCGATGGTCGAAAGCTGGAATAAGCTGCGCGAGGAACAGAATAAAGCCGCCGAGGACATCGCAGACTTCCGCACCGGCTTCTCTGAAACTATGGACGCGATCAGTGGAGACCTCGAAGCCACCATTGACGACATGGATCTTGGCACGGAAGCTGCGGAAGCCGGTCGTGCGACCATTCAGGGCTTCATTGATGGTGCAACCGGAATGCTGTCGACCGTGCAGTCGGCGTATTCCCAGCTCGGATACGCCGCCCTCGCTGCTCTCAGCCGAAACGTGCAGAACAATAATTCTGTTGCTTCGAGCCGCCGCATGAGCGGGTTCTCCCGATATGCCAGCGGCACAACCTCTGCCGAGGCCGGCCTTGCCCTCGTCGGCGAAGAAGGCCCGGAGTTTGTGATGATGCGCGGCGGCGAAGCGGTCTTGAACGCGGCCGACACACACAGCGCCATCGAAGCTATGACTTCCACTTCGGACAGCTCCGTTCCAGTGCAGGTCAACATCACCGTCGAGGGCGATGTCAACGACGGCGTTATGGAGCGCCTTGAAACCTATGGCGAGGAATTTGCCGCACAGGTACGCGCGGTGATTCGAGAAGACAATATCAACGCGCAACGGGGGGCGTACAGATGAGCAAAATCTACACGACTGTGCAGGGCGATATGTGGGATATGATCGCCTACAAGGAGATGGGCAGCGTCGACTATACCGACGATCTGATGAACGCCAATAGCTCGCTGCTCAGTTATTTCTCCTTCCCCGCAGGCGTCATGCTGACAATCCCTGATGTGGTGGAGCGCAGCGCATCTACGCTGCCGCCGTGGAAGCAGGTGCAGCGATGAGCAGCCGAAATCTCGCCAGACGCACAAAGGCCGAGATTTCCTTCGGCGGCATCGACATCACAAAATCCATTCAGCCGTATCTTCTGTCGATCTCCTATACGGACAACGAAGAAGACGAAACAGACGATCTGCAAATCAAAATTCAAGACCGCGACGATCTCTGGCTCACGCAGTGGCTCGATGAAATCTCTGAAAAGCTGTCCTGGGCATCACCCTCTGGCGGCAGCGCGTCTGGCGATGCTGTTGTCAGCGAAGCAAACAAATACCTCGGTACACCGTATGTTTGGGGCGGCAGCAGTCCGAGCGGCTTTGACTGCTCCGGTCTTGTCTACTACGCGCTCAACGAAGCCGGGATCAGCGTTCCCAGAACGACCGCGCAGGGCTACAAGGATATGGCTACACCGGTCAATGAAGCCACAGCGCAGCCCGGCGACCTCATCTTCTTCGGCACGCAGGGCGTTGTCGACCACGTAGGTATCTACATGGGCAATGGGCAAATGGTCAATGCGACCGGTTCGTGCGTCCAGATCACAGACATCAACACCCGCAGAGCCGGGATTATCAGTTGGGGCAGAATTGGCGGCGCCACGCAGAGCGGCTCTGCTGCCTCTGCACAGGCAGGCACGCAAAGCAGCGGCTCAGGATCTTCTACTTCCTCTGGCGAACAGGGTGCATCCTCCGATGGCGGCGGCGCAGAAGAACGGCTCGCCATGGACGTTGTGTTTGTCCGTGAGAACTGGAACAGCGACGGCTCCGACGCGGTGCTGCCGTGCGGAGAATTTGAGCTTGACAACATCTCCTGCAGCGGGCCACCGAACACAGTCTGCATCAAAGGATCTTCGATTCCGTTTTCTTCGCAGCTCCGGCAGACCTGCAAGAGCAAGGCATGGGAAAGCTACACGCTTAGCGGCATTGCGAATGAAATCGCCGGGAGCGGCGGTATGACCTGCATGTATGAATCGGACAGCGACCCATATTATGAGCGCGTCGAGCAGATCGACATGAGCGACATTGAGTTTCTGTCGCAGCTTTGCCATGATGCCGGCATTTCTCTCAAGGCAACAAACCGGATCCTTGTACTGTTCGATCAGCGCAAGTACGAGCAGAAGCCAGAAGTCCGCACCATCAGACGCTATGACCACAGCTATAAGACGTACCAGCTCAGCACCAGCGCAGCCGATGCGCAGTATGCGTCGTGCCGGGTGTCCTACGTCAACCCCGAAACCGGACAGTGTATTGAGGGCATCGCCAAGGTCGAGGGATACACCGAAGACCCGAACAATCAGCAGCTTGAAATCACCGCCAAGGTTGGAACAGTGGACGAAGCGAAGGAGCTTGCAGAAAAGAATCTCCGTCTTCGCAACAAATTCTGCCGCCAGGCACAATTCCTGCTGCCGGGAGATACCGACCTCGTTGCGGGCGTCAATGTCGCGCTCAAAGGCTGGGGCGGCTACGACGGAAAATACATCATCAAGCAGGCTGTCCACAAGCTGGACAGCGGCGGCTATACAACGCAGATCTCGCTGCGCATGGTATTGGAGGGATATTGATGGACGCAGAAAAAGTGTTAAAGCGGCTCGTTCGCGTCGGAACTGTGACGGACATCGACAATGCCAAGCGAAAAGCGCGAGTGAAGTTTCAGGACTGCAATATGACGTCCGGATGGCTCTATGTGCTGGACACGCACCCGCACATTCCAGCTTATGACCCTGCGCAGCAGAAGACAGAGTTGCAGGATGGGCATCAGCACGACCTCACGATCAAGCCGTGGATGCCGCTTGTCAACGACACCGTCCTCACGCTCTATCTGCCTGTGTTCAACGGGGATGGCTTCGTGCTGGGAGGTATCGGATGATTGTAGGGGCACTTGGAGACGTTGTTTTTTCAGTTTCGTCGCGCACGCTGAAAACGATCAGCAATTTCGTATGGTCCGGTTCTGCGCGGTACGCCACGCATGATCTCCATGCCGGCAACAGCATTTCGGAATACACCGGCACAGACCTTGCGAAGATCACCTTTGACATTCAGCTTCTTGCTTCCCTCGGCGTTGACCCAATGTCCGAGATTTGGCGGCTGTTCGATCTGGAACGGCAGGGCGTGACGCTGCCGCTTACGATTGGCAATCATGGATACGGCCGCTATCGCTGGACGATCCTGAGCCATAAGACCAAGGCGGAGCATTATGACGGGCATGGAAACATCATCAGTGCGACGCTGAGCATTTCCTTGCAGGAATATCTACGATGAGGGGCGCACACTATGGGATACAAAATCACCATGTCGGAGATCGGGCTGATCAGCCTGAACGAAACCGACCCTGTAAAATCCATTCTGCAGAACGTGTCCATCATCCTGCGGACGATCAAAGGCTCCTGCCCGATGTATCGCGGCTTCGGTATTGACGCTACCTTGATCGACCGCCCGATTCCTGCGGCAAAGGTGCTGCTTTTCTCTCAAATCCGCGAGGCCATTGAGGAATATGAGCCGCGCGTCCGTGTCAAGAGCGTCGATTTTGATACGCAGGAAGAAATGCAGGGCTTTCTAAGCCCTATCGTGGAGGTGGAAATCGTCGATGAGTCGTAATACCGAATTTCAGTTTGTTTCGACCGACGCTGCGGAAATCACAAATTTTCTGATTACCGTTTATGAGAACCTGACCGGAGTAAGCGTCCGCCCCGCCAGTCCGGAAAAGCTGTTCGCGCAATGGGTAGCCAGCGTCATCATTCAGGAGCGGGTCTACAACAACTACACCGCAAATCAGAATATTCCGAGCCGCGCCGAAGGCAAGAACCTTGACGCGCTGGCAGAACTGTACTATCTGCAGCAGCGCCCACAGGCAAAACCTGCTTACTGCACGGAACGGTTTACGATCTCCGAGGCGCAGACGTTCGCCATCCTCGTCCCCAAGGGGACGCGCGTCACAGACGCCAGCAACACCCTGATCTGGGAAACTGTCGCCGACGCCTACATCAACGCTGGCGATACCTACGTCGACACCGCCATCCGGTGCCAGACGGACGGCACGGTCGGCAACGGCTACGCCGTCGGCCAGCTCAACGTGATCGTTGACGTGTTCGACTACTACACGTCCTGCACCAATATCACGACTTCCGACGACGGTTCGGAGATCGCCAGCGACGAAGAATTCTACGAGCTGATGCGCGAATCCATGTTCGCGTTTTCGACGGCCGGCGCGGTTGGCTCCTACATCTACCACGCGAAATCCGTATCTACGGAGATTGCTGACGTACAGGCCGTTCGCCCGGCTGTCGTAAAGAAAGTGACGCTTGATCTCTATACGAAAGGCGGCGTCAAGTACGCTTTTTGGGGCGGCGACACCATCGACCTGTCCTCTCTGGCGGTCTACGCCAAGGGCAGCAGCACGGCTGCGAGCACCGACACAGATTATACCGTCACCTACGAAAACGGTCTGCTGCAAGTTGCAATCGCCGCAGACGGCGCGCTGGCAAGCGCGAGCCAGATCGACGTGTCGCTCACCTTTGACGGTGCCGGGCACGTCGATATTTATGTCCTGATGAACGACGGAACGATTGCCACGACGGAGATCAAGAACGCCGTCCTTGCCGCCTGTAACGAAAGCAAGGTGCGGCCGCTGGCCGATTATGTCAGCGTCAAAGACCCCGGCCTCGTTTCGTACAATATCGACTTCACCTACTATGTCCCCACCGACACGACGCTCTCCGGCGCGGCGATTCAGGAAGCCGTAGACGCAGCCGTCGAGGAATACATCGCTTGGCAGTCCGGCAAGCTCGGCCGCGATATTAACCCGGATAAGCTGCGCGACCTCCTGTTCCACACGGGCGTCAAGCGGATCGTGCTACGCTCCCCGGCCTACAAGGTGCTGGAGGGCGGCAAAAACAACGCCGCGCCGCAGATTGCAAAGCTGGGAACGAAAACAATCGTGAACGGAGGCTACGAGGATGAATGAGCAGTACGGCCTCACGGTTGAGAACCTGCTGAACGTCCTCCCCGATGTGCTGCGGCAGGATGAAAAAATGCTCGCGCTCGCAACCGGCGTCGCGGAGATCCTGACGGCGCGGCCGGCCGAGATTGAGCAGAATATGCTCTATCAGCACATCGACACTCTGTCAGAAGATCTTCTCGACCAGCTTGCGCACGACTTCGGCGTAAGCTGGTGGGACAACGACTGGGATATTGAGCAGAAGCGCGCCACGTTCCGCGAGTCCTGGCACGTTCGCCGTCACCTCGGCACGAAGTACGCCGTTGAGCTGGCGTTGTCCACTTCGTTCGGCTCCGGTAAGGTGCAGGAATGGTTTGAATATGGCGGCGAGCCGAATCACTATCGCATCTTTGACGTTGACATCAGACAGGTCAACGACAATATCCGCACGTTCCTGCAGATCCTCGAAGTTGTCAGCCGTAAGAGCGCGGTGCTGGACAGTATTCGTGCAATTTCCGTCCGTGAGCTGATTCTGTACTTCGGCGCGGTTATGAGCGTCACGAAGAAATTCAAGCTCACCACGGGCGAGGTCAATACGGACATTGACATCATGGGCGACGAAGCCGGGAACGCCCTGTGCGACTGGGACGGCGGTCTGATTATGATAGATAAGGAGGCAACGGTATGACACACTGGTTGACCCCGGATGGGTACAACGTCATGCTTCGCGGGCTCATGGGCGACGCGATCAAATTCACACGCATCAAATACGGCAACGGTACGCCGGGTGACGG